CTTTCAGGGTGAGTTAGCATACGAGGTATCTGATGACGGCATTTCACCTGCAATTGATCTTTCTTTTAATTTTACTTTTTACGGCTCTACGTTTTCACAGGCAAGAATGGCTACCAACGGCTGTTTACATTTTGGTAATAGCGGCAGCTATTGTAATGACTATACTCCTGACCCTATTAACGGACAGCACACCTATACTATATACCCTTTCTGGACTGACCTCATAAGAGATAGTAACTCTCGCATGAAGTCTTGGGGCGATAGTTCAAAGATGATTTTTGGTTGGTATTATCTTAGAGAATATAATCGTGCAAATACAGACAACAGCTTTGAAGTTATACTTTGGAACAATAATTCTTTTGACATTCGTTATAGAGAGCTAGAAATAATCAACCATGATGTGTTGATTGGTGAAGTTGGTTCTAGTAAAGATAATTCATATACTTATTATTATCACGATGAATGTTCTACTGGCACTACTAATAGCTCTAGTTGTGTAAATACTAACTGGAACAATACAGCTATCAACACCACACTAGAAAACGGAGGCTCATTGTATGGTTCTGGCAGTGGCAATGGTCCTGATTGTAGCAATCCACTAAATGATTCTAGTTGTTCAGGTTATGCAGATGCTTTATTAACACAACAATGTAATATCACTAGTCTTTATAGTCAGTCATGCCCTAACTATTGGGATGCTTATGATGATCAACAATGTGATGAAGACCCACAGTATGCACCTTTTTGTGCTGGTTATAGACAAGAAGAGTCAGTAGCTTTTTTTGATGATAGGAATGTTGATTTTGGATTTATAGATGAACAAGAGCAGTTTGCTACTGGTATATTCATAGATGATAGACCGAATCATCACGAAGAAGAACCTTTTATTATTATAGAAATATTTGAAGAAGAATTATTTCCGCCTTTTGAAGAATTTGGACATGATGATTTTGAAGAATTTTTTGGTGAGCCTGAGGTAGATGAGTTTATTATTTTCTTTGAACCTGAGCCTTTACCTTTTATAGATAATTTTCATCCTAGACATGAAGACCCACTACACCAAGAAGATTTATTATTAGAACAATTTGTTTTACAAGAAACTTTATTTGTAGAAGATTTTACTGAGCCTGAAAATTTTTTAGCTATTAATACTATTGAAGAACTTGATACTTGGTTTGAAGAAGAAAGACAAGAACATAGAGAAGAAATAAGAGAAGAAAGAATAGCAGACAGAGATGAACCCGAAGAAGAATTTATAGAAGAAATTTTTGAAGAAGAAGCAGTTGAAGAAGTTTTTGAAGAACTAGAAGAAGTATTTGAAGAATTAGAACAAGAAAGATTAGCAGAAGTTGAAGAAGAACAGCAAGAAGAAATAGTAGAAGAGCTAGAAGTTATTGAGAGTGATGAGCCTACAGGTAAAAACAAAAATAGAGTAGTAGCATTAAATGTAATAAAGAATGCTTTAAACGCAGCCTCAGGAAGCGTAAACTATGGTTCTACTTCTAATCAATCAAATTCTAATTTAAATGTTAGCTCTACAGTTACTAATCAAACATCTAACTCTAGTTCTAGTGGTGGTATAAGCACATCTAGTTCACCTAGTATTTCAGATCAATATGCAAGTGCAACTGCACAAAACAATCAAGTTTTGTCTATGAGTTCTAATGTAGGAGAAGTAACTATTAGCATAACTCCTATGAATACTATTGATGGCGGTACAGAAGTAGTAATGGCTGATGTGCAAGTTCAAAATGTTCAAGGAGAAATAGATACTGCTATTGGTGGTGTAATGACTGCATCAGAAGCAGATCAAATAGCAGACAAAATTATTGCTCAAAATATAGAAGCTCAACAAGAAGAAATGCAGGAAGAACAACAAGTTACAGGTGAGTATAGTGATGAGTCAAGTTTAGTTGCTTTAATAGGATATGTTCCACAGTTTAACTCATACACTCAATACACAATACCTGATAGCTCTAGTTGGTACACTTCTCAAGATATATACACCTCTGCTACACTAGACGACAACATAAACGCTTTTTATAATTATGCGAGTACAAATATTAATAATTTAGAAAACATGACAAAAGGACAACCAAAAATTTGGAGATAACTATGGATTGGTTTCAAAGTAAAACAGGACAACTTATAGCATTAGCAACCATAGTTTCTACATTAGCAGGATTTGGTTACACAGGTGCTACCTATGTTAATCGTATTGCTAACTTAGAAGCTAAGATAGGCGGTATTGGCGAAGCGGAAGATGAAATGAAAATTATTGAAGAACGCTTTGCATCTATAGAAACATCAGTACAGTTCTTAGAAAAAGAAATAGATAGTATTGAAGTACCAGATGTTACTGATATAAAAACAGATGTAGCTACCATCAAAGCTGAAATACAAAACTTGCAAAGAGAAATAGATAAAATAGAAGATGCAGATAAAAATCCTTTGGCTGGTTAGTATATTTTTAGTTGGTTGTTCAACACCATCTAACTACATACCCATAGCAGAAAACTCTGACCTAAAGTGGAATGATAAGTATGATTCTGATAAATGGCGTGAAAAATATAAACAGTGTCAAGGATTTTTGTATCAAGATAATGATGCTTGGCGTTGGTGCATGAATAATGAGTAAAGTATTGTTAGGTGTGGTAGCTGTTTTATTAGCTGTTTCTTACTATCTTTTTAATCAAAATCAAATACTACAAACTAATAACGCAGTTTTAGAAGGTGCAGTTGCTACACAAGAAGAAGCTATAAAATCTATACAAGAAGACTTTGAATTACAAACACAACAACTACAAGACCTTACAATTAAAAGCCAAGTTGCTCAAAGAGAGTTAAATAGATACACACAGTTTATACAAAACTATGAATTATCTTCTAAAATACTAGCTGATCCAGTTGAAATGGAAAGGAAAATAAATAATGGTACAAAACATATCATGGAAAACATCGAGCAAATTAGCGGTGCTATTGACAGTCTTGATGATGGGCTCCAGTTGCAGCTTACTTCCGACTAAACAAATACAAGTTACTGCAAAACCTATAGAACGGAAAATAGTTCAACCTATTATGCCGAGAGAAATAGATTTAAAACAACCGCAATGGATAGCTATTACTCCTGATAATTGGGAAGAACAATTAGCAAGAATAGAACAACAAGAAGGTGAGTTAGTTTTTCTTGCTATGACAATACCTGACTATGAAATTATGGCTTATAACATGCAAGAGATTAAAAGATACATTACAGAACTCAAAGATGTGGTTGTGTATTATAGAAAAGTTACTACGATTAAAGAGGAATAATATGAATATATCTAATGAAGGAATATCTTTAATTAAAAAATTTGAAGGTTGTGAATTAGAAGCATATCAAGATGCAGTAGGAGTTTGGACTATAGGTTATGGTCATACTAAAAATGTAAAAGAAGGCATGACAGTATCTAAAGAACAAGCAGACAATATGTTATTAAATGAACTCGATGAATATTGTGAGCATGTAGAAAAAGCAGTAACAGTAGATTTAAAACAATGTGAGTTTGATGCACTTGTATCTTGGACATACAATTTAGGACCAACAAATTTAAACAATAGCACTATGTTAAAAGTATTAAACAATAAAGAATACAATGAAGTTCCTAATCAAATAAAGCGTTGGAATAAAGCTGGCGGTAAAGTATTGCAAGGTTTAGTAAGACGCAGAGAAGCTGAAGCATTATTATTTGAAGGTAAAGATTGGACTGAGATATAAAATGCCATTTGCTAAATTTAAATTTCAACCCGGAATAAATAAAGAAGGAACAAACTATTCTAATGAAGGTGGTTGGTTTGATGCAGACAAAATAAGATTTAGAAAAGGCAGACCTGAAAGAATAGGTGGTTGGCAAAAAAATTCTAGTAATTCTTTTATTGGAACAGCTAGAAAAATTCATGTTTATAAAGACGCAGATCAAATTCAATATAATTTAATTGGTACACATAAAAAACTTTATGTGCAACAAGGTAATGTTTTTTATGATATTACTCCAATAAGATTAACTACAGGTTCAGGAGATGTAACTTTTTCAGCATCAAATGGAGATGCAACATTAACAGTTGCTGAAACAGGACATGGTGCAGTACAAGGAGACTTTGTTACTTTTAGTGGTGCATCTAGTTTAGGCGGAAATATAATTGCTTCTGTGTTAAATCAAGAATATGAAATAGCAACAATAGTAAATGATAATTCTTATACTGTAGAGGCAAAAGATACTAGTGGTTCTACAGTAACTGCTAATTCTTCTGATACTGGTAATGGTGGTAGTTCTGTTGTTGGTGCATATCAAATAAATATAGGATTAGATACTTATGTTTCTTCTACCGGATGGGGCGTAGGAACTTGGAGTGCGAGCACTTGGGGATCAGCTACAGCACTTTCAAATACAAATCAATTAAGGTTATGGTCATTAGATAATTTTGGTGATGATGGATTATGTTTAGCAAGAAATGGTGCTTTATTTTATTGGGATGAATCATCAGGTGTTACCACCAGAGCAGTAGCAGCAAGCAGTAGAGCAGGTGCAAGTGATACTCCAGTAGCAGCTTTACAAATTATGATGTCAGATGTAGATCGTCATGTTATAGCTTTTGGATGTAATGCTATAGGATCATCAACTCTTGATCCATTGTTAGTTCGTTTTTCAGATGCAGAAAATGCAGTTGATTGGACACCCACAGCAACTAATTCAGCAGGTGGTGTGCAACTTTCTACAGGCTCTACAATTATAGGTGCTTTACAAACTAGACAAGAAATACTTATTTGGACAGATGCAGGTATTGTATCTATGCGTTTTGTTGGTTCTCCATTTATTTTTAGTTTTAATGAAGTAGCAACAGGTATGTCTTTAATATCTCCTAATGCTGTAGCAACAGGTGGTAATACAGTTTTCTTTATGGATAATGGTGCGTTCTATCAATACTCAGGTTCTGCACAAAGATTGCCTTGTACTGTATTAGATCATGTATTTAGTGATTTTAATTTAGATCAAGCATTTAAAGTATTTGCAGCACCAATACCACAACATAATGAAATTATATGGTTTTATCCTAGTGCTAATTCTGAAGAAGTAAACAGATATGTTACATATAATTATTTAGAAAAATCTTGGTCAATAGGAACAACCAGTGATGGATTTACTAGAACAGCATGGAACCCAGCATACATATTAAATAACCCTATAGCTGCTGGTAAATTAGATACCACTGATATTAATTATTTATATAACCATGAAGTAGGACATAGTGCTGATGGATCATCATTCACAGCATTTATAGAATCAGCAGATTTTGATTTAGACCCTGATGGTGAAAAGTTTATGTTTATATCTAAACTAATACCAGACCTTGAATACAGAGGATCAGATGATACAGGTAACACAGTTAATTTTGTAATTAAAGGTAGAGATTATCCATTACAAAGTTTATCTACATTACAAACAGTTGCTGTTACTCCTAACTCTACATTTACAAATACTAGAGCAAGAAGCAGACAAAGTGCTATTAGAGTAGAAAATACAGCAGATAATTTTAGTTGGCGATTAGGTGATTTAAGATTAGAACTTAGACAGGATGGCAAAAGATAATGGCAGAAAAATCAAATATACCTTTACCCTTAGCTAGTTTAGAATATGACGAAAATAATGAAGCAATAACTAGAAGAACTATTGAACAAGCATTTCAAGATATTAATTCTGAAATAGGAACTTTAAAAACTATGCAACAATCAGTTGTTAGTAAAGCCATACGCAGACACCAATTTTTATTAATGGGTGTAAAACATGGCTGATAGTTTAAAAGTATTAGGACAATTAGACCCAGCAGCTACTACAACTACTGTGCTTTATACAGTTCCTGATAAAACACAAACAACAATAAGTTCTATAGTTGCAGCCAATAGAACAGGTTCAGCAATAACATTTAGATTAAGTGTTCATGTAGCAGGTGCAGGAGCAGACGATAAACAATTTTTATTTTATGATAAATCTGTAGCAGCTAATGATTCATTTGCTATTGTTATTGGCATAACACTTAATCAAACAGATGTTTTAAAAGTTTACACAAGTGCAGTAGATATGAGTTTTAATGTATTTGGTTGTGAAACCTTAGAGGAAAGATAAATGAAAAATCTTAAAAATCAAGCAAATCAAGTAGCAAACGCTGGTCGTTATGGCGATAGCATGTTGGTACACATGAACCCTATAGAAGTGCAGGGTTTAGCTAACACTATGCCAATGACTGTAAATCCACAAACAGGACAGCCTGAAATGTTTTTACCTTTTCTTGCACCCTTACTAGGTAGTGCAGCAGGTACTGCTTTGTTTTCAGGAATAATGAGTCCAGCAGTAGCAGGTGCTGTAGGTTCAGGATTAGCTACAGCTATAGCAGAAGGTGATCTTAAAAAAGGAATCATGGCAGGTATTACAGGATTTGGTATTGGTAATGTTTTAGGTCAAGTAGGTGCAGGAACTAAAGGTGCAGCCGATCAAGCCACAAAAGAATTTATAGAAGCAGCAGCAGAAGGAACAGGAGCAGTAGCAACTAATCCTGTAATAACTCAAGCATTAGCAGATCAAGCAGCACAAGCACAAGTAGAAACTGCAATGACAGGATTTACTGGAAATGTTACTAATTTAGGTCAAGCAGCAGATATATTAGGTCAAGATTTATCAGGCATTAATCAAGCTATTGCTGATAATTTAACTACTAAACCTGATGTATTAGCACAAGCATCAGGTAAATTAGATGTAGGTGCTGGTGATAGATTAGGAATGATAGGTGAAAATTTATTTAGTGGAGATACTCTATCTGCATTAGCACAACCAGCATCTTATGTACCTATAGCTATAGGCGAAGGACAAAGAGGTGTAATGGAAGCACAAGAACAATTTGAATCTGATATGCGTAAGTTTGAACAAGATGAAGAAGAAAGAAAAAGAAGACTATATGCTATGAATCCAGAACAAATACCTTTTAGTAGTCCTTATTATGGAGCAGAGGGTGGAGTTGTTGCAATGCAACAAGGTGGTGAAATTTTTGGTAATCCAGATGTAGCTCCTGTTTTTCCAACAGCACCGACTCAAGGCAATCCAATAACATTACCAAATCAAATGCCTTATGCACCACCCGGAGTAACTATGCCAATGCCTATAGTTAATCCAAATCCTATGCCAATGCTACCAACAGATACTAGTTTTGAAACAGCTATAACTGGTACACAAGATTTTGCATATATGCCACCAGAACAATTTAGACCTTCAAGTAGCATAGCTCCAAGAGGAACAGAAGTTTTAAGAGAAAATATGAATACAGGTGAGTATGAAAGAACAGGAC